GGGCCTGCTGGGGCGGCGGGTCGATCATCATCAGCTCCGCAAGGGTTGAAGGTCAGCTCTACCCAGACCTCGGCTATGGTGAGGTCTACCATGGCGAGAGTGCAATGGTCCCGACCCATTATTCGCTGGTGCGTATCGAAAGACGTGGTTCCGGATCCCTCGTTCGGGTCAAGGTTGGCGGCATAGCTTCGGCACGGGAAGTGCAGCACAAACGGAGATGGCTCGAGTACTGGTCCAGCGGTGGAAATGGATGCCCGAGGGTAGGGGCAGTGAATGCCCCGAAACCCGCCAACTGACGCGCTGCCGGTCATTTCAGGCGCCCTGCCCGGGGCGCGTAGTCGGCCTGGTGGCGGGGCTTGCGCGCGGCCGGCTTGGTGACGGTGACCAGCATGTCGCCCTCGATGATGTAGTCGAGGCCGTCGAACCGGATCGTGCGGCGGTGCTTGCTGCCGCTGTCGCTGGCCAGGATATCGCGCAGCAGCCGGCGCACCTCGCCGACCTCCCACCCGAGTCCGCGCTCCATGAAGCGGACCAGGGCATGATCTGAAATCCTGAGGGGGCGCCGGGTCATCCGTGCCTCCGGACCGCGATGCCCTCGCGCCTGCACCATGCCTTCAGCGCCTGCACCACGTCGTCGATCCGCGCGGCGTCTTGCATCGCGTCGATGTCGATCGGGACATGGCCCCACTTGTGTCCGAACTGGCTGCGCAGGAAGGCGTTCAGCCCGGCCCGTCCGGGCGTCCTGACCGCGCCGTGCTCGGCCAGCAGGCGCCACAGGACATGGCAGAGCCGCACGTCGGCGCGCTTTGCGGCGGGCCTTTCACGCCCCTTCGAAGCCGGTTTGAACCCCTTTGCCCGGAGCGCGTCCACCACCAGCCGCAGCTCGGCTTCGGTCATGTCCGACAGGCTGGCCTTGCCCGTCGCGGTCCGTTGCAGGTCGTGGCGCGTGTCGGTATCGATCCCCAGCTCGCGGCACCCGGCGTGGATCAGCCTTTGCAGATGCCGGCTCATTCCAGCACCTCGTCGTCGATGCCGATCGAGACACCCCGGCAGGAGCCTACGGCGATGCCATCGGCAAAGGCCAGCGCCTCGGCAAGGGTGACGTAGGTCGCGACACGGCGACCCCCGTTCGGGCGCCGGTGCAGCCAGACTTCAAGGCCCGTCGGGCCGCGCTTGACGACGATGCGATGCATGGGTCTTCCTCCAGGTCTCGGGCAGGTCGGGTCGGTCAGGTGGCGGCATCCCGCACGAGGGGCAGCGCGAATCCCGCGCCGCTGCTCTTGAGGCAGGAAAGCCCGTCGGACCGGGTGATCAGGATCGTCCAGCTGCCGGTTTCGGGGTTGCCCCACAGTTCCTCGACCCGCGTCGGCGATGTCAGGTGGATCGCGGCCTGCCGCTCTCCGTATTTCCGGTCCAGCTTCTCGACGATGGCCGCCCGGGGCGCGCAGGGTACCTGGGCGGCGGCGATCGTCGGGCAAAGGGCGATCAGGACGGCGGCGAACCGTGTCATGGTGCTACTCCTTCATGTCTCGGGCAGTCTGTGCGTCGATCTGATCGCGGCGCCGGTTCAGGTCGGTCAGGTTGCGGCGCCACTCCCGCGCCAGCACCTCTAGAGAGGCCTCCCCAGCCAGGGAGGCTTCAAGGATCTCAAGGTCCTGCTCCGGGGTGAACAGACAGACGCCGGTTCGAACCACGGGCGGGCGGGGCGGCCGCGGCTCGGGCGGGGCCACCGGGACCGGCAATCGCGATGGCGGCGGCGGAGGCGGCGGCAACGGCGGCGCGCTCCCTTCGGCGGCGGCAAAGTGTGCCCGTGCCGCCGCGAGGGTCGGGAACCGGCAGAGGACGACGACGCCGCCCTCCTTCGGTCCCATCCAGTAGAACCCGGACTCAGGCATCCGCGTCGATCCCCGGAGATCTGGCCTTCAGCCTGTCGGTCAGGGTCTTGCCTGGCTTGAACCGCACACCGATGCGGGCCGGGATCGCCAGATCCTCGCCGGTGCGCGGGTTGCGCCCGGTCCGGGCTGCGCGTTCGGTGGGCACCAGCGCGCCGAGACCGGGCAGCGGCACGGCGATGCCCTCCTCCATCCGCAGGGCGGCGATCCGGGCGAACTTGCTCAGGACGTCCTCGACCTGGGCCGGTTTCATGCTCAGGGTGCCCGCGATCAGTTCGACCATTTCGGCGCGGGTCATCTTGGGTTTAGCCATGGGGGGTCTCTCCTTCTGGCGGCGGGGCCGTTTCGGCCTCGATCCGCATCACGTCCGCATGGGACAGGGGGATGGCGCGACAGGTCCGGAACCCCCAGACCTTCACGGTGACGGTGCCGTCGTCATGACGGCCCAGCACTTCGGTGTGCCGCGTGAGACGCCCCGCCGGGGTCCGCACCAGCGGCTGCTTTTCAGGCGCGATCATCAGACCGCCGCCAGGTCGAGCGGGATGGCATGGCGCACCCCGGTCTCGGGGTCGCGGCGATAGAACCGGATGTAGGTCTTCGAATTCTGGACCCTGACGGCATCGCCGATCGCGTCCATGGCGCGCTCCCATGACGGATCCTCGAACTTGTGGCGACGCAGGCCGAGAACCCGGCCGGTGTCGATCCGGCCTTCCTTGTTGGTCTGGAACGCGTCGGAGACGAGGACCCGGATCTTGCCGTCCGAGCCCTCGGCCCACCGCTCGATGCACTCGTCCACGAGTGCCTTCGCCGCCTGCAACTCGGGGCCGAACCCCAGCGTCTCGCTGACCGCCACCTGAACTTCCAGCGCGCCGTCGAACGACCGCAGGGTCATGTTGCCCTTGGCGCCGCCCTTGCTGGCGCCATACTTTTCGAAAACGAGGTCGCGCAGGGCCATGGCCTCGTCCATGGCGTGGGCGCGGAACGCCGTCAGATCCTTGTTCATCCGCGCGGCGGCACCGACCAGGTCGCGCACCACGCCGTCCTCGGCGAGGTGCTCGGGCTTCACCTGGTCGCTGGGGACCAGTCGGCCCTGGCTGTCTTTCATGTATCCGGTGGGGATCGTCATGTCGGGGGGTCTCCTATCTTGAGATCTGGCAGAAATTCGGCGGTGCCGGGGCCCGGCATGCCGGGCAGGATCGGTTTCAGCCCCAGCTGTTTCAGGGTCAGGGCCATGGCGGTGATCTCGGCAGGCGTGCATCGCGCGGCGCCGCGCATGCCGAGCGTCTCGAACCGGCCGAGCCCGCGCGCAGCAAGGTCGAGCAGCGCGTCGATCTGGACCGGATCATCCACTCGACCCCTCCGGTTTCCGGTTGTGGACGCAGTGCATGCAGGCGCGGAACATGCGGACGCGCATGGGGTTGGCGGTGGACAGTTTCCGCGATCGCACCCGCCATTCCCGGCACTCGTTCAGGGGCAGGCCGCCCAGCGACGGGCAGTCGATGATCGCTCCCATCAGGGCGCCACGGACCTTGTCCTCGACAGCCCGCCAGTTGCCGGGATAGGTCCGCTTGATCACGGTCGACACGACCGACGCGGAATAGCCGACCCGGCTGGCGACGGCCGCCTGGGTCTCCCCGTCGCAGGCAACCGCCAGCGCCCGGACCCAGTCCGGCGGGTCGCCCCAATGCGCCATGGCGAGAGCCAGCTTCGACACCGGTGCGCTCATGGCCTGACCTCTGGCAGCTTGAGATAACTATGCTCGTTCGGGTCGACGATCACCGTCACCCGGCGCCTCTCCGGGGGCAGCGGTCCGGTCTGTCTGACCAGCCGATAGATCGCCGGGCGATCCCTGGTCGGCGCGGCCTTCTGCATGACCCGGACAAAGCCGGCGTCCAGCAGCATCCGGCAGAACTCCGCCGCTTTCGTTTCGGATACGGGCGCCTGCTCCGTCGAGGCATGCGCCGCCAGATCGCGCGGGCTGGCGGTACCGAGCTTGATCAGGGTCCGCCACAGGTTCAGCTCCGGTGTCGAGCGGGACAGCAGCCGCGACCTGTCGGTGAGCTTCCACTCCTGCGGCCGCCCCTCTCCGGGCCGCGCTTCGGCGAACCCGGCGGCCCGCCATGTTTCGATCAGCCTTGCCGCCGTCGGCTGCGACACCTTTACCGCCTCGGCGAGCTTCGCTGTCGTGAAGGTGCCCAGCTTGCGCGCGGCGTCGAGCGCCGCCGCCCTGTAATCGTCCATTGTCTTCCTGCCCCCGGAAAGCCGCCTCATGTCATGCCCCTTGCGTTGACTGACGCCGCCAGACCGCGCCGGGGCGCCGGTGCGATCCCTGACGGGAATTCGCCGCTCCCCCATGTTTCAAGGTTCATCTCGGTCACGCCGCGGGTCCGGGCGCGCTCGTTGACATGCGCGAGATTCGTGCAGATCCGCCGGATCGACCCCTGACTTGCCGCCAGGATCTTGCGTCGCAGATCCTCCGCCACGCAGATGCCGGGCGCGTAGATCCTCGCCAGAGGCGCGACATCCGCCAGCGTCCCCGGTTCGGCGGCGACCCAGCTCATGATGCGCCCGTCGATGCGCTCCCACGCCTTCAGGCGGGTTGGCAGAGCCTCTTCGCCGATCATGATCACGGTCGCATTCGACCCGTCATGGATATCGCGGATCAGCTCGATCTTCCGTTTCGAGACCAGATAATCCGCCTCGTCCACCAGCAGCGGGCGATCGGATACGGCCAGGTATTCCGAAATCTGTTCCTGCATGTCGGCGACCGTGGTCGCCGGCTTGACTCCGGCCTCAGACAGGATCGACGTGCAGATCTTCCTGGCACCCCAGGTGCTCTTGACCTGAATATGCAACGCGCCGTACTTGTTCGCGGCAAAGATCGCCGCGGTGGACTTCCCGAAACCCGACGGCCCGTAGAAGACCGCCATTCCGGGCAGCCCGTGGGCGCGGCTGTCGCATCTCTCGATCAATTGGGTCAGCGCCACGACGTTTCTCAAGGGCGCGAAGCTGTTGTAGAGGGTTGGCTGCTCTGTCATTCTGTCCTCGTCTGTCGTTCCGCCGTCGCCGGGTTGCGCCCCGGCGGCGGCACTTACCCGGCCAGGTATCCCGGTCCGAGATCGTCGTAGAAGCGGCGGTGCGCCCGGTACTCCGGTGTGCCCTGATAGACACCGAGCCACCGCAGCTGTTCCCCGGTCAGGGCCGCGCCGGCGGCCTTGGCCTCTTCCAGTTCGATCGCCCGGGTGAAGCGCTCCAGGTCGGTTTCCTCCACGTCGGACGCCGTTTCGCGCCGCGACGTCATGTCGAGCACCAGCGCCTCGTGCGCGGCGTCCAGACCGGGGTCCGGGCGCG